TTGGCCACGCAGTAGTCCACGCACGCCTGCACATAGGGCGTGTCGTCCCAAGTACCATTCCCGACCGCACCGAAGTCGCGCACGCTGATCGCTTGCTCTCGGAGCTTTGCCTGCAGCGTGCGGTATGTTGCGCCAGTGCCTGCCTGCAAGTACGCCACCTGCGTGTCCGGCACCTCCGTAGCGTTAACGACGTTCGTCCCGTCGCAGCGCACGCTGTAGGTCTTGGTGGTCGGAATGGCGATACCGGACCCGGCTGCGGTCTTGACGGTGATGCTGAAGCCGCCCGTGGTGGCGTTCTCGATGACGTACGCTTTGGGTTGCGTCGGGCAGATCACGTTACGGTTCGCTGTCAGCGTGCCTGTGATCCGGAGCACCGCGCACCGCGCTTCGTCCGACGTCGCGTTCAAAGCCGTCAGCGTGTAGTCCGCGTCCGTCATCGAAACAACCGCGCGGCCCGCGATGGCCTGCTCGACCATCTGCGTGATGCCGGAGTTGACGCGCGTGCCCCACGTACCGGACAGATCGCCGGTCGCAGGCAGCTCGAGACGTAGTTGTGTGGTGTAGCTGCTTGGCATGGCTAGCTCCGTGTACGCCGGTTGCGGTACGCATCGACCTTGGAACGCGTGTCGGCAAAGGACGCCAACCGATCCAAAGCGTCCTTGTACTTGGCCGCGTAGTTGGTGATGATGTCCGGCTCTTCTTTCAGGTACGCCGCGGCTTCAACCAGCGTGCCGTACAACAGCACGTCGTCGAAGTTGGTGCCAAGCCATGAAGTGCCGGCGTCAACAATTGACGTAGGTACGCTGAAATAGCGCAGCTCCATGATGTAGTTCTGGTCCGGTGTCGGGGCCAGCTTGATGGTGCCGGTGTCGTAGACGGTGAACAACCGCGGCTGTCCTTGCGTGGCTGTGCTCGGGTACGCCGTGCGCAGGTACTCCTCTTCCTTGGCGTCGAGGTAGGTGTACGTGCCGCTGTTGTTCACCGCCAGACTGTCCACAGACAGGAACGTCGTGAGCGCCGCGATGCTAAGGTTGACAACGCCCGTCGCCGCCGTCAGCGACGCAGAACTCTGCTCCACCGGCAAGTCGTAGCTAGGGTTGGTGTACACGCGACGCTCCACCGTGCGCACCATCTGCGGAATCTGCGCAACGAAGGACGTCTCCGTGTCTTGCACGTAGTTCTGGACGGCGGCCAGCAGCTCTGCGTAGGTCATGGCACGGTCGGCAGCGGTACGAGCGGGTTCTGCGGTTCGGGCACATCAGGCCGCGTGACGCGCAGGGCTTGGGGGTCATACACCGGGCGCATGCCCTGAAAGTTCTGCGGATGATCCGGATCGAAACAGCTTGCGCACACACGCAAGCCCGTCCGCACACCACGTACGCGCGGCTCTTTGAGCTCAAGCAGCTTGAAGCGGAATCCGCATGTGTCGCAGATCCCCAGCGCGCGCTTGCCGACGGCGAACCCTGCGCTCATCGTCCGATCCTCGGCAGCAGAAACGCAGAAGCCTTGTCGCGATCCTCTCCAGCGGCCCGGCTCCAGTCTTCGTCGTAAACCGCCTTGAGCGTCTCGATCCGATCGCCGGCGCCGGCGATCTTGAACGACAAGTAGTAGGACAGCCCCGACGCCAGCGCCGGCAGCATCCGAAACGGGATGTCACTGGTCATGCTCCCCGTGGAGCCGGCGTCTTGGATGCGCCGCATGCGCCAGTACACCAGCAGCTGCGTGGCGTCGTTGGGCACCGGCCAGAGCGTCACCGTCGGCGCCGTCACGCCGCGCGTGACGACCAGCTGCAATGGGGTTCCTTGCGACAGCTTGTTCGGGATGCTGGTGTAGGTGGTGTTGCTGACCCGCGTCAGCGCGCGATCGTTCTGCGTGGCCGTCACGCCGTTGTTGGAACGCAACACGCAGTCCAGCACGTCGACAGTGTCGGCCGGCAAAGTGTAGGTCGCCGTGCCGACGACCATCGGTATCGTGCCAGAGTCCAACGTCCACAGATTGATGCCGCGATTGGCCCAGTCGGCAAACAGCAGGTTCAGAGACCGCCGCGCCGTGCGCAAATCATAGCCGGCCCGAGGTTCGGAGCCACAACGCTCGAACGCCTCCTCGACGAGCTCGAGGAGGTCAAGATCGAACGCGGTTGTTCCCGAAGTGGCCATGCATCACCTGTTCACCTGTGTCCAAGGCGCGCGTTGCGTCTTGGAGCGATTGAGCGCTTTCTTGGCGGTCCAGTTGGTCTTGGACCGGTTGGCTATCGCAGGTGTCTTCTTTGCCACCAGCACCGGGGTCGCAGGTGCTGGTTTCTTGGTGGTGGCCATGGAAGCTCCTGTAGCGGCGGATTGTAAGGGCTGCCTCAGCTCAGCGCAATGAACTGCGGCAGTGTCAGCGGGCCGCTAGCGATCAGTAGCGCCAACCACGTGTACAGCTGCTGCTGCTGTTCGTCTGTGAGGGGTGCATCGGGCAGGATTTGCCCGACATGCGTTGTGGCCGCGTTGCCCGTGAGTGCGACTGTTGGCATGTCAACTCAGCCCGATGTACTGTGGAAGGGTGATCGGCGGGTTCTCGTTGAGCTGCTTCAGCCACAAGTACATCCGCTGGTACTGCAGGTTGCTGAGGCCCGATAGTACCGTGACCGTGCCGACCGCGGAAGCGGCGGCGTTGCCCGTCAGCGCGACCGTGAGCGGACCGCCGCTAACGCTGACGTCGCCGGCGGCAGTGGCGGCCTGCTGGCCCGTCAGTGCAAGGCTAAGATCGACGCCGAAGAGACCGGCAGCCGCCGCTGCCTGCTGCCCGGAAACGGGCACTCCAGACTCCGCAGCCAATGCGCCAGCCGCCGCGGTACCCGCCTGCCCGGACAACACCAGATCCAACGCCGCGACAAGACTGCCTTGCGCAGACGTGCCGGCTTGCCCTACCAGTGCGAGCTGCAGGGCCGCAACAAGGCTGCCTTGCGCAGACGCCGAAGCCTGACCTGTGACTGCAAGCTGCAAGGCGGCGACCAGCGAACCGACCCCCGCTGTGGCAGCGTTGCCTGTGAGCGCTGCTGTTACATCGCCACCGCCGCCACCAGTAAGCGCGAGCAGCAGTGACATCAGCTGATCTCGCCGGCCTCCACGAGGCCCTGAGCAACCAGATAAGCGTAGACCGCCAGACTCAGGTCATCACGCCTCGACAGCCCGGCCGTCGGCGGCGCGTCGAGGATGGTGGAGACATCGGCCGCGTTGATGCTGAACGAGCGCTGCGACGTGGACTGAAACTCGCCATCGATCACAAAGCCGTAGCGTACCGTCACGTCCGCGCCGCCGTGGTCATGCAACACCAGCGGAAGCAGCTTGAGCTGCCTGTCGAAAGAGCCGTAGGAGATTGGCATGGCTCACTCCCAGCCGTAGACCGGCGTCCAAGTGAAGTTGATGACCTGCGAGGCCGTCGCCGTGCCCGCCAAGAACTTGCCGACCAGCGCCACGCGCTCGCCGGGGTTCACGAAGATCGGGCAGTCACCAAGATCCAACGTGATGTCGCCCTTGTCAGGCATCGCGCCGACTGGGGCTCCAATAGGCCATGTGGCGATGCCCAGCGCGATCCGGCGTGGTGCTTTCGCGGATGCCGCCTCTGCTGTCGCCATAGACACGGCCGTGTGACCGAACGCCAGCGAGAACTGGATTGTGGTCGCGGTTGTGGCAACGGCCACGCCGAGGTTCACCAGCGACACCTTGACGCCCCGGATGACCAGCCGGCGGCCGGGCACGTTGACCGTGCCGGCAGGAACTGCGTACTCGCCCCAGATGCCATCCGTGGCCGCCGCAGCTGCCGCATTGACAGCACCTTGACCCCCGAGGCCTGCGGGCAGGTTTGCCGTCAGCGCGGTGTTGGAGGGCGTCGCCGCCGTCGGGTTCGTGCTGTTGGGGTAGGTCGCCAGCGAACCCATCGTGCCGCCGCTCAGGCCCTGATAGCTGCCGTACTTGCGATTGCCCGCGATGGTCGGAGTCGTGCTGGTGTTGGTGCCGCCTGCGCGCACGCTGAGTGCGCCGAGAAGCGTCTGGAAGGCCGCCCCGGCCGCGCCGCCCGTGATGCGTTGCTTCACGAACCACTGGCCGGCCGAGGCCATGCACAGGCGCTGCTGACCGGTTGGTAGCTGGATGCTGCCGAGCAGCGACGTGCGCACACCGTCGTTGACCCAAAAGCTGGCCTCGACGGCGCTCATGTAGACGATGAACTGGTACTTCTGCGAGTTGTTGTAGGTGAACGTGCCGGCACCGCCGGGGCCGGTGAACACGCCAGTGCTCGTCTCGGTGCCGTTGTTGCTGGCAATGCCTTGCAGGCCGGCGCTGGTCAACCGGAAGAACACACCATCAGTCGGGATCGTCGTGGCGGTCGCGCCGGACAGTCCAAGCCCGAACTCGACAAACACGTTCGCCGTTGGCTGCGCGCTGAACCCCAACTCAAAGTCAGCAGATACGGTACTCGCTCCGTCGAACGGGAAGAACGCATAGCTGAACAACTGATAGCCAGTCGTCGTGGTGGTGATGCTGCCGGAGTTCAACGTCACCGTGCCTGCGGCGAACGTTGCCGCCATGGTGGTGGATGTCGCGCCGTACTTTCCGGTGTTCTGCGCCGTGTAGTTGAAGTTCTCCTCGTCGTAGAGGAGGTCAGGCGCGACGCGCAGACGGAAGTCGGCGTCGACCTCGGGCGAGAGCACCTTAGCCGTGCCGGTCGTGTAGCCGTGGTCGACTTCCGAGAAGATGTTGATGTCGCCGACGTTGTTGGGGTTGGACAGCGAGTTCAGCTCAGTGGCGACCTTCAGGAGGTCGCTGCCGCTGCCAACAAACGCTGCCGTACCGGTCGACGTGCCCTTCAGATTGACGTCAAGTGCCATGGTGTTTCCTTAGTCTGCCCATACCCAACGCACAGCCCACTTGCCGTGCAGCTTCTGGTCGCTTCGCCCGTAGATCGTGAAGCCTGTTCCGGCCGACGGTGTGCCGCACGTCAGATGCAGCCACAACCCAACGTACCGGTGGTCCTGTGCCGTGTGGTCGGTGGTCGTGTCGTCAGCCATGACGTACGCCTCCGCCTTGCTGGTCGCGGAGATGCTGCCCTGCCCGGTAACGACCACAGACGCCTCATTTGCGCCGGGGTGCGCTCCGAAGTCGATCTCGGCGGTGCCTTGGGCAGAAGCCATAGCGCTTTACGCGATGCGCAGCAGCGCATTGGTCGAGTCGTTGGTCGGCATGGTCAGCGTCAGGGTGGCCGCCACCGGCGTCTGCGCGGTGAACGTGCACACCTCGATCGCGCGGTTGCTCTGCGTCGAGTTGTAGATCAGCACGCAGTCCACCGGGCCGATGCTCACCGTGGTGTACACCAGCGACGCTGACGGCGTCCAGATCCCGACACCGCTCGAGGTGGTCGGCGCATTCGCGTTGGTCACCGTGATGCCGCCGGCGGAATAGCCCGTACCACTGGCTTCGCCCGAGGCCGTGTACGCGGTCGTCGACGGTCCGATGGATGCAGAGCTGTTGTACAGCGCCGCCTTGATGGTGTCCGTGGTCGGTGACGTCAGGCTGGTGCGCGACGTGATTGTCGCGGCACCAAGCTGGTGGTAGCCCATCATCACTTCGGACTTGAAGCTGTTGCTCACGCCTGCGCTATTGGCCATGCCAGACTCCTACGGCGCCAAGGGCGCTCTCGCCTTTCAGTTTCTTGACGTGCACCTCGCGGCGCACGCACTCCTCCCCTTGCCAGAGCTCGGACGCAAGGATGATCTCGTTCTCGTTGACCGTCCACTGCACCGCCGGCCGCAGCGACGCGATCGGCAGGTTGCCCTTGCTGGTGTAAATCATCGGTTCATCGGTCATGACGGCAGGACCTCCACAATGAGCGCCTCCAAGATCTGGTAGTCCGTCGCTACCGTGCTCTGCCCTGTGATGGCTAGCGTCTGGTCAACGTTCAGGTTCACCGCACGGCGAAACCAGTCCGTGGCATTCATGCCGCCCCCGGCACTGGCAAAGTTTGTGCCGATGTAGGCGCTCCCGTTGCTCACGGCCTGCACCTCAAAGAACGGACGCAGCACCGTGTTCGTGGTGATGGTGTACCCGCCAGCGGCAAGCCCGCCAAGCACTAGGTTCGTCACCTTGTTCGCCGAGCCACCGGTAGGGTTGGTGTACGTCAACAACGGCGACACCCGCAGACGTCCGCTGACGCCCAGCGCGCCGGCCGGCAGTGTCGTGCTCCACAACGTGACGGCAGTGGTTCCGCCGGCGTACGCTCCAACCGTTATGCCGCTTGGTTTGGTGGTGCCGGGAACGGCCGGCGCGCTGGATACCGGTTCGTACAACTGGCACGCGGTCGGGCCGCTAAACACGGCGTAGTACAGCTGGCTCGTTGGAATGCCGGCCCCCGCAAACACAAAAACCTGCACGACCCCAGATGGCGTGTACGGCAACGCCGTAAGCCCAGTGATCAACCCAGTGGTGTCCGCAAAGGTCGCGCTGGACAGCAGCACAACAGGGGTGTTCATCTGCGCCAGCACGTACGGCACGCTGCGCGCGTACGCGTTGCCCGAGATATTGACGTACAGCGGGCCTTGGAAGTGTGTGCCTGCCATGGCAGACCCCCGTCAGCGTATCGAACCCGCCGTAGGTCAGCGAAGCTCGGTTCGTCCACGCAAGGCCGTAGGACGGCGTGGACGCGTTGTTGGACCGGTTGGCGTAGTCCTTGATACCCGTCGTGGTGCTGAAGCGCTCCAGCAGCCAGTTGCCGTCGGCCTGCACCTTGCCGACGTACAACGGGTCCCCGTCTTCGAAGTTGTTGACGCAGTACGGGTACGGCGCGACGGGGCCGGCCGGACTCCGAGAGCCGACTCCCGACACGTCAGTCTCCCGTCAGCGACGCAGCGAACGCCTTGGCGGCCGCGCGCGCCTTGACGACCCGCGCCTCGAGCTCTTCGGCTTCCGCCCGCTTGGCGGCGATGTCCGCGTCGAGTTGTTCGATACCGTCCTTCAACTGCGCGCGCAGCGCGTCGGCCTCGGCCTCCAGCTCTGCGACCAACTTCTCGTGGGCGGCTTGCGCCTCGCCGGTACGCCGCTCCATCTCCGCCACGACCGTCTCGACCGTCGCGGCCGCGTCGTCGCGCGCCTTGCGGATCGCCTCGTTGGCATCGACCGTGGCTGCGACTGCGCGCTGCTCCTGCGCGAGCGCCTCTTCTTGTGCAGCGGCCAGCCGCTCCTGCACCGCGGCCAGCTCCTTCTGCGCCGCAGCTGTCTGCGCCTCGACCGCGTGCTTGAGCTTCTCGGCGTTGGCGATGACGCTGAAGACAGCATCGGCCTGCTGCAACGCCTGCAGAATGGGGCCGAGTACCTGCGTCGCGTTGTTGAGCCCCGCGCGGGCGACGTCCATGTTCGTGTCCATGCTCACCCCTGTTGGAGGACGGTGAAGTTCAACGTGCCGCTGGTCCACGCCGTGACGTTCACCCGCAGTGCCATGATCGGGACGTTGTAGCTGCCGTCGGAGTCCGCCGTCTTACCGACCACCGTGGGGTGGTCGAACCACGTCGCCGTGGACGGGTCGAAGTTGTTGGCGAACACGTCGTCGTAGGTGTGCTGCACCTTGAACGTCAGCACCGCGCCCGCCGAGATGTCAACGGCGAAGCCGATGTTGAATGCGACACCGGTCTTCAGCGAAATGTCGCAGATGATCGGCGCACCGACGGCGGCGCCGGCAGGCGCCAATGACTGGCGTACAGGCCGTGCCATGGCGGCTCCTTACTTCTGGACGTAGAGCACAGTCACGACGAACCGGCCGGCAGTCAGCGTGGCGGTGCCCGTCGCGTTGCGCACGAACAGCGGCGTGTCCGTCGTGGTGCTGGTCTGCCACGCAGCCTGCGTTGCCGCAGTGGCAGTGCCGCGGAAGCGGCCGCCGGCCGTGGTGGCGACCGCCGCCATCAGCTCCGCACCGCCGGAGGTGCTACCGACCGACACGGTCGTGGTGCCGGTAGCGGATGCCGTGGTCTGGTCGATGACGATGTCGACGATCTGGGATCCAGCCGGCAGCGTACCGATGCGAGTGTCAACGTTGCCAACAACGGCACCGGTCAGATCACCGCTGTTGTAGCTCTGGCTGAGCACAACGTTGCCGACGTTGTAGCCGCTCGAGAGCGGGGTCGCGGGCTCACGTACGGTGCCTGCGCGAACCGGACCGGAAAAGGTGGTGGTGGACATGTGGTACTCCTGTGCGATGGCCGCGCAGTCTGCACAGAGTCCGCCAAGTCGGTCTGCTGCGGCGTTTGCCTTGGTGACCCACTGTAGCACGAAGGCCCAGCGGGTGCAACGAAAAAGGGGGGCCGAAGCCCCCCTTGCGTCCCTTGGCTCAGGTCGAGCCGGGCGAGCCCCAGATCGCCAGCGGATCGCTGTAGCCGAAGCTGTAGCGCTCGCGCGCCTTGTAGCGCACGTTGCCGGTGTCGAAATCGCCCTCCATCGCGGTCTTGATCGGCACGCGCTGGAACATCTTCAGGCCGTCGGGCACATCGGTCAGGATGAACCACGCGTTCGAGTCGGTCAGGAAGTTGTTGATCGTGTAGCCTTGCCCGATCGTGCCCAGCGTCTTGAGCGCGTTCAGGTCGTTGTCGGCGGTGCCCTGCCGGCCGTCGGAACCCAGCACACGCTTGACGGTGAACTGGTACGCCGGCGGGATCACGATCTTGCGCGGCTTGGCGGCGACCAGCAGACCACGCTCGTCGGTCCACGCTTGGATCTGGATCACCGCGGCCTCGATCGAGGTCTCGTTGAGGTCCACACCCACGGCGGGCGAGTTGTAGTTGACGCTGCCGCCGACCAGCGGGTGGCCGACGCGGGACGAACCGCTGTTGTTGCCGAACAGCGTGGTGCCGTCACCACCCAGATAGGCGCCGTTGAAGCCGTTGTTCAGCACGGCGGCAGCCTTGACCTGCTTGGTGTACGCCATGGCACGGGCCAGCGCCTTGGTGTAGCGAGCCGACAGGCTGTCGTACAGGTTGTCCTCCATCGCCTCTTCGGTGATCGAGAAGCCCAGCGCGATCGTCTCGTGGGTGTAGCGGGCGGTCCACGCTTCTTGTCCGGAGTCGTACGCGATGCCGCGTCCTTCGTCCTTCACCGGTGCAGCCGCGAAGCCCGACAGCTTGGTCTCCTCCTCGAAGGAGCGCTCGGAGGTGTCCGTCTCGAAGATGGCCGTGTGCTGGTTCTCGTACTGCTTGTACGAGAGACCGAACAGGCCGTTGAGGCCGGGCAGCAGCTCCTTGAGCAGTTGTGCGCGTGAAATGGGCATGTCGTTCTCCTTCGATCAGTTGGTCAGGACGGTGGTGTTGGTCCACATCAACACACCCTGATTGAACTTCACGATCAGGTCGGTGAACGAGTCGCCCGGCGTCGACGCGAAGTCCACGATGCGCATGGCCAGCGCGGCGGTGTTGGCCGGCGCCGAGCCACGCACGGTAGAGTTCCCGTTCAACGCGCTGCCGCCGAAGTTCTCCAGTGCGCAGAACTTGCCCTGCACCGTACGCGCCACCGAGCCGGCGCTCTGCAGCATGTACAGCTGGTTCGGGTCGTCGTTGACCCAGATGTTGATGTTGGTGTACCCGGAGGTCACCGCGTTGGCCGGCAGGTACTGCGCCTGCACAGGGTACTGCACGGTGCCCGACGGCATCGTGTAGCTGACGCCAACGCACACGCCGATGACACCAGCGCTGGACGTGGTGACAGTGGCGGTGATCGCCGACGGCTGCCCGGCCGAGGCCGCGCCGATCTGGATGACGTCGCCCGTGTAGATGGCCGTGGCGGAGTTGACCGTCATCGGAATCTGCCGGATCGCGCCGCCGCTGTAGCCCACACCGCTCAGCATGTTGAGCGGGCGCAGACCGTAGGGGGATGCAACTGAAGCCATGGCTTCTCCTTACTGTCGTTGAGAACCTTTGCCGAACCCGGCCCCACGAAGCACTTCCGACTCGCGTTCGGCAAACAGCTTCATGTTGGACCGGGGATCTCGCTGATTGAACAGCGTGTTGTCGATCGACGTCTCCTGCGCCTGCGTCTGGGCCTCGTAGTAGCGCTTGCGGGCAAGCGCCTTCTCCTTCGGCATGCGGCACAGCATCAGTCCACCGAGCTCCACGTTGCCCTTGGCGT